TCTGATCCCGACGATTCGCGTCGACCCAAGGATGCTCACGGACGACAAGTACGAGGGCGCGACCGTCCTCGAGGCTCAGACCGGCGCGTACTATACACCGATCACGGCGCTCGATTTCGCGAGCCTGTACCCGAGCATCATGTGTGCGCACAACCTGTGCTACTCGACCATGGTCCTGAACCCGACATTCGACAATTTGCCCGGCGTTCAGTACGATCAGTTTGGGCCGTACCGCTTTGCCCAGGCGCCGGCGCCATCACTCCTGCCCGCGATTCTGACCGAGCTCAAGGCGTTTCGCAAAAAGGCTAAGCGGGACATGGCTGCCGCGGAGGGCACGCCCATGGAGGCTGTCTACAACGGCAAACAGCTCGCGTACAAGATTTCGATGAATTCAGTCTACGGGTTCACGGGCGCCCAGAAGGGCATGCTCCCCCTAGTCGCGATCGCGAGCACGACCACGATGCGCGGCCGCCAGATGATCGAAGAGACGAAGCAGTACGTCGAGGAACACTTCGAGGGTGCCAAGGTGCGCTACGGCGACTCGATCATGCCGGACACGCCGGTATTGGTGCGCAACGCCACGTATGGTGTGTCGGTCCAAAAAATCCAGAATCTGGCCACCACCTGGACCGAATACCCCGGTTTCGTGAAAGATGGGATGGGTAAGGAGCAATCTACCATAGACACATGGGAGGCGTGGACGCACGATGGCTGGCAACCAATTAAGCGCGTCATCCGGCACAAGTGCCAAAAGAAGATTTATCGAGTCCTGACTCATACGGGTCTCGTTGACGTGACCGAAGACCACTCTCTCCTGGACCCTGAGATCAACCTACTCAAACCTAAGGACGTCGCGGTCGGACAAAAGTTGTTCCATGCATTCCCCGAAATACCCGGGCGTGGACGGTGCCCAGAACAGTTGGCGTTTGTATTAGGAGTCTTTGTAGGCGACGGATCTTGCGGTGTGTATGATTGCCGGTCCGGGCGAAAGGCGACATGGGCAATCAACAACCAGGACACGGCTCTCTTGGACAAATGCAAGCGGATCCTTGAATGGTCACCACAAGTCCAACGCCATCATTACACGTATGAAGTGATGAACACGCTCGAAAGTTCGGGTGTGTACAAATTGAGCCCTCGGTGTACCGACTATGGGTCCATCGTTGAGCTTGTCGAATTGTGGAGGACAATGTGCTATGACGGGGATGCGAAACGGGTTCCAGCATGTGTCTTTGAGTCCGAGGAGACTAAGGCTGCATTTCTAGAGGGCTTGTGGGCAAGCGACGGGTGTCGTCGTGACAACGAAGTTGGAGGCTGCCATCGCATCGACACCAAGAATCAGGTCACCGCACAGTGGTACTACACCCTTTTACATTCAATGGGCTTCAAGGTGTCACTGAACACACGCACAGACAAACCCAACGTATTCCGATTGACGTGGAGTAAGATGGCATACCGAAAGGAACCGACCGCCGTGAAGAAGATCGAGATTTTGCATGACTCCTACGACGGCTACGTGTACGACCTCGAGACGGCCTCAGGGACATTCCAGGCCGGAATCGGCTCGTTGATCGTCAAGAACACCGACAGCGTCATGGTCGAGTTCGACACACAAGGACGAAAAGGCCAAGATGCGATCGACTACTCGTGGGTCCAGGGTGAACTCGCCGCCAAGGCGTGCTCGAAGCTCTTCCGGGCCCCGAACGAGCTCGAGCTCGAGAAGGTGTACTGTCCTTACTTTTTGTACAGCAAGAAGCGCTACGCGGCCAAGATGTACGAGAAGAAGGGTGACGCGGTCGTGTTCAAGAAGATTGATGTCAAGGGGCTCCAGGTTGTCCGACGGGACTCGTGTCCGTTCGTGCGCGAGACGCTCAAGGGCCTCCTGGACTTGATCCTCGAGTCGGACGACCCCATGCCGGCGATTCGCTGTGCACGCGAGGCTGCCAGGCTACTAAAAAGTGGCCGAGTGCCTACCGAAAAGCTGCTCATGAGCAAGCAACTCGCCTCGAGCTACAAGGTGAAGATGCCACACGTCGAGGTTCGCGACAAGATCCGCAAGCGCGCACCGGGGTCCGAGCCTCAACAAGGTGATCGCGTCTCGTTTGTGATTGTCGAACATCCGTCGAAAATGGCAAAACTCTGGGAAAAGGCGGAGGACCCGGCATGGGTCGCCGAGAGGTCCGTGCCGATCGACTACACGTACTACTTTACGAACCAATTGCGCAAGCCCGTGTGTGACTTGCTCGAGCCGCTCGTCGGCCCGAACTCCGAAACGACCATCTTCAACCCGCCCAAGAAGGGGGAACGGATCACGGACTTTTTCAGTATAGAGGTTTACAAGGACAAGTAGCCATGGAGGAACAGATTCAACGCATCATCCGGGGCGAAATCGACCGGCGCGTCAATGAAAAGGTGATGCGGATGCTCGACATCGTCTCGAAAACGTACGACATAGCCCTACCGCGTCTCCTCAAAGATGTGAATGGGGTTGCGGGCGAAGCGGGAGGAACCTCGGAGCGTCGGCAATGCATGGGATTCATCGCACAGGGATCCCGGTGCACGCGGTCCGGTGGTGCCGATGGATATTGCAAGAGTCACATGAGCCAGGCGCCCGTCATTCGCACGCTCGCGCCCGGGCTCACGGCCACATGCGTCGTTCAACACACGCACTCCCTGCCACCACTGTTCTTGGACGGGTGTCCGGCGTGCGAACAGCAGAAGCGCAGTCGCTTAAACATTTGAAGGGATGAATGTGTAAGAAGATGACGACAAAGTCTGATCTGTTGCTCGAGTCCCTCACGCGCTTCTTCGACGTGCCCGAAAACCACGAGCGTCTCCATGACATCCTCGAGCACCGCCAAGGCATCTCACTCCGGAACCTCGAATGGTTCGTGACAAACTACTCGAAGAATCGGCAGGTTACATACAAGACGACAACCGGGAAGCCATTCACGGTTCACGTCGCGTACAAATCGAGTCTGGACGGCTATTCCAAAAAACTCTTCGATCCCTTTTGTCGCACGGAGCGCATCCAGTTTCACGGGTTGACGACCACGGTCGCCCAATTGAACTTCATTCGGTGGTGCATCACGAACGACATCATCGAATACCTCATCACAGAAAAGGGAGTCTTGCGAACCCGCCCTGGAACTCAAGGATCGAATATCCATAGTAATACAGATTCAGGTTGTAATCCGCCTGCAATTGAGACGTGTATTTAGAGAGAAACTTAAGTTGGAGCGATGTCGTCTGTGAGTTTAATTTAGAAAAATTGATATACCCTCCCTGATTGTACTCTTTCGGACTCAACCCGAATGAGTACATGTAGATGTTCTTGGACGGGACCGAAAGGCCGTGCTCCATGGGCTGTTTGAACGAATAGTAAAGACTCCCTTGAAAGTCGGACGATATATCCGCATTATTAAGTGTAATCTTGGCAGTCTCGATCGTGTCGATGTAGTTCACGGTCCCGGAAGTGAATGTCAGGGGGACGGCCGACCGGATGTACTTGGTCGTGTACCCGTAGTCGTACCGGGAGTCGTAGTAGTTCCTGTCGAGACTCTCGTACTTGTTATTGCGGATGAACCACGCAATCATTTGCACGGGAAAGCTCGCAGTCAGGCTCAACTTGACGTTATTCTGATTGAATTTCAGGGTTGACTCTTTCTTGACACGGTTAATGATCAGGCGGACCGGGTTGTTCATGTAATAGATGCGCTCGGCCGGAGTCAGCTTCACCTCCTCGATGATGAGGGATGGCCCGATGATCTCGACATGGTCCGGGTTATTCGTGAACCAGACACTCGGATGAAACTTGATCCGTATGTATATCTTTTGATTCAAGACCGCACACACCGGGAAGTATGGGCGGCGCAACCGTTCGTGCTTGCCCTTACCGTTCGAGTGTCTCCGGCAAAAGAATAATTCGAGCGGAATGATGAGTTTGCCGGGATCTTGAGTCTCGCCGGTGATGCCACCATTGATGACACCGGCCATGCTTCGTTGCTCGTCGGCATCCAAGAAAAGCTGGTCACGCATCTGATACCAATCATCGTAGAGTGTCTCGATGACCGTCTCGTTGACCATAAAGTCAATTTGGTCAATGAGCGCCCTTCCGATGTTCTGTGTGTACTTGTAGCGCCCGGTCAGGGCCGGGAGCGAACACTGAAGGTACATGTTCGACATGAGATCGCCAATCTCGGCCGGATTAATCTCCATGG